TCTTGAGCGTAAGCTTTAATCTCATAGTTTCTTTGAGACATACCATTAACAACTATATCAACAAACTTAGGAATTACTGGTACAGGTTTCCAGTCTAAATTTAAATAAGATAAATCACCATTAATAGAAAGTTCGTCTTTATATTTTTGTACAGATTGTTCTCCTCTTGCATATAATCTTAAATTGTGAAAAGAATTATAATTACTACCAAACCTGTCCGTAAAGCCATTATCATTAGTAAACCACTCAGACTCTATAGCTCTACCAACCTGTAAACCATACTCATAAGTAGCTTTTTCTGCATCTGGTACTACCTGATCTGGAAAAGAACTATTGTAATTAGTATTTATCATTTATTTTATTTTTGAATTATAACCTGTGTTATCATATCTTTTAATGCCTAGATCTATAAACTTTTTCTGTCTAATAGCTACAGGTGTATACCTGTTTTTATTACAAGCCATTATAGCTAATCCTGAACTAATAGAAGCATCGTGTTTAGTTCTATTATTAATATTAAAAACAGCCCAGTCTTCTAATGTTTTTTGATGATACATATCTCCGTGGCCGTTTTCACTCATACCTACATATTCTTCTATGTAAGATTCAATAGCAGCAGCATGTGCTTGTTTAATATCTTCACTTGAATTAGGTATTCCACCTATTTCTTTTTCAGTTGTAGAAAGTTTATTCCAAACTTTGTCAGGGCGATTCATTGAAAACCCTCTATAACCTCTACGTTTAAAATAATACAATAGTCTAGGTTTATTATTCTCAGCTAGTATTGGCATACTATAAAATATACAAGCCATTAAAACATCTTCAAAGAATACCTCAGCCGTTTGAGGTCTTGATATGTATTCTAAAAAAAAGTGATTAGGTGGCGAGTCTTCCATTGAAAACTTAGTTAGTCCATGTAAAGCTCCATTAGAGCCTTTACCATCAACAGTACCGCTAATGTCGTAACTATCACAGCCAAAAGCTCCAATGTGTTCGTTAGCAGGGTATTTACCTCCATTTTTATTAATTATTCTATTTTGAATTTCAATAGGCGGAACCCAACTAATTTTAAATCTACCGTCTTTATGAGGGCTAAATATAACCTTAGAATCTTTTATTCCGTTTTCCCACATGAAACTACCAATAGTTACAGCTGCTATATTATTAGCTTCTAAATTGTAATCTATTTGTTGGTATATCTTAGTTAGGTTAAATAAACTTTCTTTTGCTTCATCTCTAAAAGCATGCATTTCAGTTCTTGGAAACTGTCTGTAGTATTCGTTTAAACTGTCTTGATCGTCCTTAAGTCCGTCTACTTCATTTTCCCAATGCTCAATAACTCCTGTTTCAATTTCAACGCCATCGATTCCTTTGACAATATTTTTTCCTCTAATGAAAACAGGTGATCCGTAAGAATCCATGAATCCTTCGTAGTTCCATTCCATAGGGATGAACATAGAATAGAGTCCAGAAGATGTTTGTCCATTTCTATTTCTTTTTGTAACGTCTGAAGAGTAATAGAGTTTTTTGAAATTGTTTCCACCTTTATCTAATGAGTTTGAAGTTGAGCCCATCATACATTTACCTACGACTCTTGATCCTAGTCTTAATGTAGTTTTTGTAACTCTCCAGTTGTTTAATATGTTATCAGGTCTTTCCCATTTACCACTTTCATCATGAGCTAGTAACTTTAGCTTTTCACCATCATAAGAGTTGTCACCTGTATTTTTCCAATCAATAGTTGTATCAAGACCTTGTAATTCTTTTAGCTTAACGTTATCATCTAATTTACGCCTAGTTAGTTTACTAGCAGGTATTCTATATGCTAGTTCTGTCTTGGGACGGTCCATACCGTCTTGAATCGGCTTGAAGAAAAACGGATAATTGATAGATATTGGAACCACTTTATCTGTAAACATTTTCTTTGCATCAGATCCTGACTTAGATAATATACCAAATCTTGCATCTGAAGATATTGTTGCTTGGTTAACGAGTTCCGCAGAAGACATGAATGAAAATCCAGATCGTCTATTTTTAAGGTAGCACATCCCATAACACCTTGTATCTGCTTTACATGCTTCCCAGAATATAAAGAATAATCTATTTGCTTCTCTATAGTCTGCTGCTCCAACATCAATCTTTGACCATTGTAAGTACATGTAGTGAGTACCAGTGATATATGTAGGATTACCTTTATTATAAAACCAATAACCTTGTTCTCTTCTAGTAAATTCTTTATCGATATAATCATACCATTTTTCTTTGAACTCNGTATCGTATTCTTCCCAGTCAAATCTACTTTTAATTCTACTTAANTCTTTTGGATAATCGGCTTTTTGCCAATACTGATCCTNTTTGTTTTCGCTTCGTTTAAACGGTTCATTTGTTGCTGGTAAAGCAATCCTGAGATTTTGTATTTCAATGATTTGTCCAATTTGCCCAGTTTTACTTATTACTATAAAATCATAATCAGAGTTATAACCGTACTCCCATTTTTTTAAACGATTCTGTTTTTTTAATATCTTAGGGTTGATTAAATCCTTAACCTCTTTCCATAGAGTTTGCTGGTAACTCATTTACTTCTCCCTTCTGCAAAACCTCTAAAGGTTTTTTCTTCTTTAGCTTCTTTTGGTTTTTGATTTAACAAATCCTCTTCTGTTTGGATTTTGTTTAATATTTCAAAAGCATCCATGATAGCTAGTTTCTTAGTGGCAGCAGCATTTTTTAATCTGTCAGCGCTTACATCGTCGTCTGAGTCAACAATCTTTTCTTTTGCTACTTTAATAAGTTCCTCAATGGCCTTATGCCCAGCTTGGATTATTTTCTGTTTCGTCTCCTTGGTATTCATGAGTTAAAGCTATATCATTTGATTTCATACAATAAAGTCGCTCACCATCTATAATAAACTCAAATTCAGAGCTTGGGGTAAACGTAATAAGTGTTCCAGGGTTGATTCCTAGCGCTTCTAAGGTCTTATTAGTATATTTTATTATACCAACGTTGGGTTCTTCTTTTCTATTCTCTAGAAGATGGTTGTTTAAAATTGGTTTTACGAAGCAATAATCTAAATGTGGTATTGAGTTATACATGTATATCTGTTCAGGAGAGCAAAAACACATATCATCTTTAAAGTAAGTTGAACTGTTTCTTTCTCTTCCCTTTTGATCATACCATCTTCTAAATATATTGTGGTGAATATAAACTTCNTCACCAACTTTTATNTCTGTAGTATAAGCAGCTGGAGTNGAAACTACAACTGCTTTTTTACTTACAAAAATATGATTTTCTATACTTGAGTTAATGATTAATTCTTTATCACCAACTTTTTTAATATTGTCATACCTTTCATTTAAAGGTTTAACAATAAAACTATATAGACTTTTCATTAATATTTCAAGTCGTATTCTAAGGAAATTGCCATATTTCGATTAAACTTTTTCCAAGGAAGAACTTCACTATTTTTAGTTATAAAAATATTATATGATTGATCTTCTTCTTCGTAAAGTATATCTCCAATAATATGGCCACCATAAACTTCCTGACCAATAGAATAATGCATTGCTTCATTCTTATAGTCAGAGCCTATACTAATCTTCCTTATTACCTTCGACATCAGTTTCTATTTCAGTATAAGTACCATCTTCAACACTAATATTGATAGCACCGTATTCTGCTTCAAGAACTTCTTTATAATCTTCTATNTCCTTATTAANACCAGCTATATCATGTAATAACCCATGTTTTTGAGTTTCTAATATACCTATGTTATTTATAAGCTCGCTTAATTGTTTTTGTTGTTCTTGAATTAATAATAATTCGTCTTCTTTAATTTTCATTTGATTTGATTTAATTTAATTGTCTGTTACTTATATATTTACTTGTATAAGTGACTTTTTACTATACAGGATCTGGTAATGACCAAGCTGCAGTTGCCATTAAAGCTAAAGCCTCATCTTGATTCATCACGTCGCCTACTATTGGCAAGCTACCATCTGTAACAAAACTTGGAGTTACTCTATAGCTTAATAACCCTTGAGTATTTGCTAAATTTCTTCTCATTGACTGAGCACTTTGCTGATCTACTTGAGAAAATAAAACTAAGTTAGTATCACTTAACTCAATTACTATATAACTTTTATTATTCATTTTTTTTATTTTAATATTTATTCAGGGTCTGGTATGCTCCAAAAATTTGTTCCCATTAACTCTACACACTGTAAGTGGTTATAAGATCCTAAAGGAACAACAGTTCCATCTGTTATAAAACTAGGTTGTGTTTCCCACTTAATAACAAACTGAGTTTCATCAATAGACTTTCTAATTGTTTCAGTACTTGTTTGTTCCACTTGCGTAAAGTCAATGCTGTTTAAATCTGCTATTGCTATCGTGTTGTATGTTAAATTACTCATATGTATTAAGGTACGTTTGTTGATAAAACTGCTCCATTTTCTACTGTTCCTGTTAATCCATTTCCAGAATCGTCTGCTGTAGTAACTACTCCAGCATTAGTTGTGAGTGATTCAAATCTATACCATAAAGCAGGATTTAAAGGTAAAATATTATTTGGAACACCATTATTATAGATAGAAGTTACTTGTGTTCCGCTTAATTCTGAACTAAATATAGAAACTTCATCCATCTTGCCTTTAAATTGATTTATTGCTCCAGAACCAGCGTTTAAAGCACCTATAAAAGCATTAAAACTAGGAACACCTTGAGTAGCTGAATTAGTCACCGTAGATTTATTAACACCGTTTATATATGTATTAAAATTATCAACCCCGTTATAAGTGAAAACAACGTGATTCCATTGGTCGCCTGTAATAGGTGTTAAAGTTGTGTTGTCTAGTAGTGTTCCATAAGCAAACCTTGCATACCCAACTTGTATTCTAAAATACCATCTATCAATACCATCTTGAGCACCCATTATAAAATAATTACTCGAAGATAAATCACTTTGAGCTACGTACACCCAAGCAGAAACTGAATATGGGTTCATAGCCCCAATTAAAGCAGATGGACTAGTACTTAAACTAATATAATCATCAATTCCATCTAGTTGAATAGAATGAGTATTTCTAATAGGAGTATCTAATGTTCTATCTAATACATCCATATTCTCAGATAATCCATTTGCTGTGCTGTAAGGAGCATCTCCTTTAATATCTATTGAACTAGTTCCTAAACCATTTGCTGAATATCCAACACCATTTACAATGTCATCATTTGTCATATTAGCACTTACAGCATTGTTAGTTCCTATTTCATCTAAACAAGTCCAGTTAGTATTGAAAGAACTATTACTTCCTAATTGAATCCAATGAGTAGGAGCAGCACCAGAAAAAGTGTTTAAGTTAGATGGAACACCTTGATTATAAATTTCTGTTACTTGTGCTTGTGTTAATGCTGTATCTGTCCAATATGCAACATTAGAAATACTGCCATTCATAAAACTTAAATTATTACTAAAAACGCCAATTTGGTCGGAGCCATTGTTATTGGCTATAGCAACTGAAAAATCTGTGTTATTTTTAGTTCCTTCTAAATTACCATTTATATAAAGCCTTGTTTGCCCCCCATTTGTTACAGGGTCTTTAACCCCTACAACGTGTATCCATTCGCCTACGTTAGGAACATAACCAGTATCAATTCTATTAGTATTTGAATTAGATGTTATATACCATTGTATCCCGTGTCCTGCAGTTGTACTATATCTTAATATATATTGAGCGTCAGAAGCACTGTACCAATTACCAGCTAAGGTGCTAGAAGTATTACTATTTAATTTAAACCACCCTGAAATACTAATTGAATTTTTATTAGTCATTATATTACTACTAGCATTGTTAAAATCTAAATAATCATTAATCCCATCAAAGTCTAAAGCGTAAGGACTATAACCTGATGTTTGCTGTAAGTCGCTTACAACTAAGTTAGATGAATCCATACCAACACTTTCACCAGCTAGTGCATTTACAAAGCCAGCATATTCAGTAGCTCCAACGTTAGTTCCATTATTACTTGCAGAACCATTATCAATAAGACCTGTAGTAGTATTATCAAGTTTCCACCAAGAGACTGGTGAATGACTTATTGAAGCCTCTGGGGTTCCATTGTTGTAAAGAGTTCCTACTTGAGTAGAAGTTAATTCCGTATTCCAAATCGCAGTATTTGATATTAGGCCATTAAACATACGATTAGAAAATCCACCATTTCCAATAGTGTTAATATTACCTGTAGGGTTTGCAAAATTACCAGCGGTAGTTAAGCCAACTAGAGAACCATCTATATAAATTTTATAACTTGATAACGCTGTTCTATCTACGCCATCAAAAGTTATACAAACGTGCTTCCAAGTTCCAATAAAATCTCCTGAAATATCACCAGTTGTTCTTAATTTTATAAACTGGGTACTACTTCCAAAAAATACTCCAGTATAATTAGCTACATTAGATAATCCAATTATAAAATTTTGTGTTTGGTCTGTTACAAGTCTAATGATACCTGGATATAACGGTGAATAACTATCAAGATTTACCCAAGCAGATACAGAAAAACCTTGAGTTGAATTAAATAAAACATCTTGTCCTAAATCTATAAAATCACTTGCTCCATCAAAATCTAAAGAACTGTTATAAACCGAAGGATATGCGTTATTATCGATACTCCATTCTGTACTTGTAGTATTGAAAATTTCAGAAGCGTTTAGTTTGTACCAACTGTCAGGAGCTTGTGCAAGTGTAGATGTATTTAATAGAGGTGAGCCGTTGTTATAAAGTAAAGTAGCACCAGCAT